CCTTTCAAGGCATCAAAGATTGTTTTGGTCTTTGGATTGTTCATAATATGTTTTGCATGATCAGGAAACATTTGTTGCATGTATCCGATCTTTGTATCTGGATCTAGAGGATTCTTATCAGGATCGTTAGATCTTGATGGATAGATTTCATAATTACCACGACCAGCCACCTGTTTTACTTTGTTTAGAAGTCTCTCATGCCCAGTTGTGGGTGGATTAAAACGACCAAAAGCCACCGTCATATCTGCCTCATCCTTATTTGGATTAGGTTTGGGAGCTGACTGAGAAGATAATGCTTCAGTTATGAATGATGTAAAACTTTTCATATTTTCGGTGCGGGCATGGGACTACCTTTATCCCAATTTTTATCTGCTGTAAAGTTTGCACGACTGAACTCTAAACGATCCACAAGTTTTAGAGCTTGACCTGATCGAATTGCAACAAATCCTTCAGGCGCAGTCACACGATAACCATCTGGTGTTTTTAAAAAAGTGCCAAATGTATTTACCTTTTGCAACTTACGAATCATAAAATTTTTCGCAGCCTGTAAATTCATATAAGATGCAACAGTCATATAAATTGACTGTTCGTTATCGGAAATAAATTTAAGACCTTTGTTCTTTAGTTCTAAGTATTTATCTTTTGTCGCTTTCATCTTCTTTGTTGTAATCTCTTTGTCAAGTGCGTTTGAAAAATACTGTGCAAAATCTCTGGCAGTATTACGAGCACCAATTAAAGTTTTACCTTGACGAATATAAGAGTTAAAGAAAGTCTTGAACATAATATTCAATGTAAACTTATTCATGTTATTTGTTTTCATCATATCTAGAAAACGTGATGCCTGTTTTAAGGATCCCTCAGTCTTGTTGACAAGATTTGTGTAGACTGTTTTCTCAACAGGAGTCATGTTAGCTTCACCTGATGCATTTCTAAAATCAGATGATGTCACGAATACATCTTTAGTTCCTTGAATATTAATATTTCCAAAACTGGCAGACATCGCATCTAAACTTCTACCAGAATATGAAGTATGAAATACGATTCCAAACTTTGCTTCATCTATCTTTTGTCCAATATCACTATCTTTTGGAACTGCATATACGATTGTGTTTGGTTGAAATGCAACACAAGTATCTCCACCAATTACAGCCTCATACTTATCATCAGTAAATAAAAGATCTCCCTGCACAACATTTGGTATTGAAAGTGTGGAGAGATATCTATATGCATCTTTAAGTTTTTCTGCAAGTTGTCCAGGCGGATAGGTTCTATCAACGTCTTCTTCTGAATATGAAATCTTTGGACTTACTTTATTAAAAACAGATTTTGTTCCAACAAAAAAACTACCGCTTTCTGGATTGATACCACAAATTATTGCAGGAGCTCCGTCCCACTTCACTGTGACACGAGCATCTGCACTACCCTGATCTAACATATCTCCAAGAGAACGAAGAAAGGCAACCGCCTCCTTACCGCCTTGAGAACCGTCATTCAGAATGTTATCTTCCAAATGTTCAAGGTGAGTATTCTTCATTTCATTTTAACACCGCTACTACTTAGAAAGAAAGCTTTACCTTGAAGACCACCAAATCTAGTTCTAGCAACAATAGGTAAAGTAACATCCTTTACTTTTCCATTCAAAAATTTAAATGTCATATCCCATCCTTGAGTCAAATCATTATAGTTATCATCAATGTCAGTTATTCTTGAAGGATCTTCATTAAATAATAATTCCTTCAAAGACTCATCAGAGGATACATTTTTTAATGTGCTTGCACCCATTGGAGTTCCAATCAAAAGTTTATATGGACATGGTGTAAAAGATTGAGTTGGATCACCATAAGTATACTTGTATATGGTTCTCAAAAAGTAAACCATGTTGGAAGGGTTTTTCAAATATTCTGCAAACTTTCTAATAAATTTATTTCTAAATGGATAGTAAAAATCTTTGCGATTAAAATCAAGACCATCCATTCTGAAGAACTCTGATAGTTCTCCAAAATTTTTCTGTGATCCAGTTTCACCATAGGCTTCATTATCATATTCATTTTCATAATAAAAATCAATAGCTTCTTTAGCATTTTCTCCGTTGACTTCCTCCTTTGCCTCAAAGAATGCATCATTTATAAGTTTTTGAACGTTCATTAATTGAGAAAAATTTCCCATCTCTTTGTAAAAAGCATTCACGTTTGTATTAAACTTTGGCGTCTTGTCAGTTCCAGATGCTATTTTATTTGAGTATCCTTGAAGAAATCCATCATTGAATTCTACAACTGTATCTGATGGATTTGTTGGGTTCACATTTCTTGGTTTCTTTTTCGGAACCCAATATACTGTTCTTATTGATCTACCAGATATATCTCCTTGTATTGCTCGAGCATTATTCAAACCAATGTTGATATCTCTTTCTGGTGTTTCATCCTCATCAAGTAAATCAGCTAATTGTGAAAAAGTAACTGGTGTGCCTTCACCTTTCAAAACTCCAGTGTTGCCTTTTTGTTGGCTTACATAGTTCACCAACTCATCTGGTTTCATAGATGGTTGAACTAAAAAGTAAACACTCAAGAATTCATTTACATTAGAGGAGGCGGTGGCGTTTTTTCTAGTTGTCATTCCATAATGACCTATGACATGAATTTTTTGAGCAGTGGTTGCAACGCCAAATGGAATATCGTTTTTTGATTTATCAGTTATTTGAAAAATTTTACTAGAAGAACTTGTAGCTTTATAGATTAGAGGGCCATTCAATTGATTTGGTTCAACACACTTGAATAATATATCAGTTCCCTTAATATTTTTATATTCATCTCCATTTTTTTTAAGTTCCCGAACAGCTCCACTTACCACAGGTGGCGATAAAATATAAAATGGATTTTTTATACCTTTCTGTTCATAGTATGGAGTTATTCTCATGACTCATTGTTTTCTAATTATTTATTATCTATTCAAAAAATAATGATTTATAATCTCAATCTTCTCATGTGCTTGTGCAATGGCATTTATCTCACCATCAATTGTTCCCATCACATCTGGATGTTCACCGATACCTACAGGTTGATTCAAATAGATCTCAACATTCTGTTGATGTTTTGCAATCAAACCATTATAGTATGTGATTTGATTTTTTAGAATCTGGTCACGCAAATTAATCATAAGTCTCCTTCTAAACGATTTTCTGATTTGTAAACGTCAAACTCTCCGCCTGGATATCTCTTCTTTAACTTCTCCACGTTACCAGCAATCACATCATCAAGTGTAATATTAAGTGCCATGCATGCTTGCATTACATACCACATAACGTCACCCAACTCAATAACAAGATGTTTTCGATTGTGGTCGTCCCAAGGTTTACCTTGGAAAACCATCTTCTTGACGATCTCCATAAACTCACCACCTTCAGCACTGATACCAACAGCAGCAGTAAGAAGCCTGTGAATATTGGAACCCTGTCCGTCAAGGTCATCCAGACTCTCAACAAAAGATTGATAATCCTTACTGGGATCGGATGTGACACCATCCACGAATAAAGCATACTTATCCAAGTCAACTTTGTTTCCTGCATAACTTACATGAGGTTGTTGATTTTTGTGTGTTTCGTAATCTCCGGACATAATTAAAACTTGAATTCTGCAAAAGTCTTCTTCGAAACTTTTTCGTCTTTATTATACTCGTCTTCCTGTCCATTGTCAACTATATCTTCTTGTGCCTTTTGCTCACAGTCATATAATCTCATCTTTGCCCTGTCCACACCAATAACAAATCTCTTGAAGATAGTCGGATCATTATACCTGTTCTTCAATTGTTTCACCATAAGTTGATTCAACCCCTCAAGATCCTCCGTACTAATAAGAGCGAACATAAGATCAGCAGTGGCAGGAAGACCGAATGACTCACTTGTATCAGTAAGATCCACATCACTACTACCATAGCCAGAACGAGTCGTCTGAGTAGCGGAGACGACAGGTACATTAGTTTCAACTGCAAGACCACGGAGTTCTTCTGCAATCGCTTTAATAAAGGAGTAAGAATTGACATTGCTACCTGCTTTGTAACGTGAGGACGAACATATATTTAAGTAATCTATGAATATTATATCAGGTTTAAATGATTTTTTCAATGCTAATTCATTAAGTAAACTTTTAAAATGTCCACTGTGTGCTGAAGCTGTTGGATATTCTTTAATAATTAATGTGCCTTGAGTTTTCTTTGATATGTTCACAACCTTTTTATCAAACATTGGTTTAGGTAAATCAACAATATCTTGTATTGGAACATTTAAAAGATTAGCATCAATTCTTTCAG